CCACAGCGTCGGCTATTTCTTTAATTAGTGCAACAAGCCGGGCCGCGCCCTTTGATCCCCTGCCAAACGCACCGGGTCCGCGATCCACTGGCCTACATCGATGTTCCCGGCGCGCCGTCCGCTGGCCGTTAGGTCCGCCAATTGGTCCGCGATCCGCGATCAAATCGCGTCGGCAGCCGTCGTCAAAATCCCCGGCCGGGCAACATCCAGCCCGGTCCGATGTCGCCCGGCTGGATAGTTATCTCTCTTTTCCAAAGCCCGCGGGCCGCGATCCGACGCCCGGCAAAAGCGCCCGGGTCCCCCGGATATCGGGTCAGAAACCCCTGTTTTTAAACGATAAACCGCGATCCGCGCGACGCGGGCCCCCAGTCGCCGGGTCGGGGGCTAGGGCCATGTTTCTCTCAAATATTTACATAAAATTTCATTTGGCCTATAACTATCTTATAAAGCAGTATATTATCCCATAACTAGATAGGGTCCCCTGATGAGTTCCAACTTAAATCCTGCGCAGCAAGAAAAGGCTTTGAAGCTTGAGTTAAGGCTCGCTCAAATCGCCCAGAACGAAGGGTGCCAATTAAATTTTTTAGATTTTGTACGCTCTCAATGGCCGGAGTTTATTGCTGGCAGGCATCATAAAATAATTGCTGACAAGCTTGAGCGGGTCGCGAGCGGCGAACTAAAGCGTTTGATTATCAACATGGCTCCACGTCACACGAAGAGTGAGTTTGCCTCGTTTTTGTTTCCTGCGTGGATGATGGGTAAGAACCCTAGTATGAAGATCATTCAGGCGACTCACACGACGGAGTTGGCGGTTAATTTTGGTCGGAAGACGAAGAATCTTTTGGACATGGACAGTTACAAGACGGTGTTTCCTGATGTGAAGTTAGCTGCGGACAGCAAGGCTAGCGGTCGGTGGGACACGAGTGCTGGTGGAATGTATTATGCTGTTGGTGTTGGTTCGAATTTGGCGGGTCGTGGTGGTGATTTAATAATTATTGACGACCCTCATTCGGAGCAGACTGCGATGAGTGCTCATGGATTTGAGGATGCTTGGGATTGGTATACTGGTGGTCCGAGGCAGCGTTTACAGCCGGGTGGTAGCATAGTTTTGGTACAGACTCGGTGGTCTGAGAAGGACATGACGGGTCAGTTATTGCGTGCTATGGCGAAGGACCCTTTGGCGGATCAGTGGGAGGTTGTTGAGTTACCCGCTATTTTTGATGACGAGACTCCTTGTTGGCCTGAGTACTGGAGTTTGGAGGATTTGACTGCGGTCCGCGCGTCTATACCTGTTAGCAAGTGGAATGCTCAGTATCAGCAGAATCCTACTGGTGAGGAGAATGCGATTATTCCGAGGGAGTGGTGGCGTCGTTGGGATAAGAAGGTTGTTCCACAGTTAGAGTATGTGATTCAGAGTTATGACACGGCGTTTAGTAAGCGTGAGACTGCTGACTTTTCGGCCATTACCACTTGGGGTGTGTTTTATCCGAACGAGGGCGGTTCGGGTCCTAATTTGATTTTGTTAGACAGTAAAAAGGGGCGTTGGGATTTTCCGGAGTTAAAAGCTATAGCTTTTGAGGAGTACAAGTTTTGGGACCCTGACACGGTTATCATTGAGGCAAAGGCGAGTGGTTTACCGTTGACTCAGGAGCTTAGAAATGCGGGTATACCTGTAGTTAACTTCACTCCGAGTAGGGGTAACGATAAGATTAGTCGTGTACATGCTGTGAGTCCTATGTTGGAGTCTGGCATGGTTTGGGCTCCGGACAAGCCGTGGGCTGACGAGTTGATTGAGGAGGTTGCGGCGTTCCCTAACGGGGAGCATGACGACTTAGTTGACAGCATGACACAAGCATTAATGCGCTATCGGCAGGGTAATTTTGTCCAATTGCCAACAGATGATTGGCAAGACGATGAAGTTTCTGTTAAGGTGCTTTCATATTATTGACGGAGGGCCTCATGGCTATTGGCGGATTAATGGATACGAGCAACGTTCCGAGTCAGTTGGACGAAGCTGATTTAAGTGCGGAGTTAGAGATTGAGATTCCGGACTCTGGCAGCGAGCCGTTATTCACGGACGTTGGCGATGAGATTGAGATCATTGAGGAGGACAACGGGGATGTTACTGTAGACTTTGATCCCAGTTCTGACCTTGAGGGCATGGAGGATGAGTTTGGTTCTAACTTGGCGGAATACTTATCTGATTCCGAGCTTTCCCGTATTTCCAGTGAAATGTCGAGTGAGTTTGACAGTAACAAGGCGTCGCGTCAGGATTGGGAGGACACTTATTCCAATGGCTTAGAGTTGTTAGGGTTCAGTTATTCTGACCGGACTCAGCCTTTTCGTGGCGCGAGCGGCGTTACGCATCCTTTATTGGCGGAAGCGGCCACTCAGTTTCAGGCTCAGGCCTTTAATGAGTTATTGCCTTCTTCGGGTCCTGTTCGGACGGCTGTTATGGGTGCGGAGGATCGTGAGAAGGCGGCTCAAGCGTTACGTGTCCGGCAATTTATGAACTATTATTTGACTAATGTAATGGAGGATTACACTCCTGACATGGATCAGATGTTGTTTTATTTACCGCTAGCGGGGAGTACGTTTAAGAAGGTTTACTTTGACGAGGCTATGGGCCGGATTGTGAGTAAGTTTGTTCCTGCGGAGCAGTTAGTTGTTCCTTATGAGACTTCTGACTTGGACACTTGTCCTAATATTACGCAAGTTGTCCGTATGGGATTGAACGATTTGCGCAAGATGCAGGTTGGCGGCTTTTATTTGGACATTCCTGTGACTCCTGTTCAGCAGGAGGTTGGCACTGTTGAGGGTGAGATTGACCGTATTACTGGTTTTGAGAGTTCTCAGATTGATTATGACTGCACTTTGTTGGAGTGCCATGTTGATTTGGACCTTGAGGGTTATGAGGATGTTGACGACGAGGACGAGCCAACGGGCATTAAGTTACCGTACATTGTTACGATTTCTCAGGACAACGGTCAGGTGTTGGCGGTCCGCCGTAATTACTTAGAGGACGACGAGTTACGCAAGAAGATACAATATTTTGTTCATTACAAGTTTTTACCGGGCTTTGGTTTTTACGGTCTTGGCTTAATTCATACTATTGGTGGTTTGTCGCGCACGGCTACATCGTCACTTCGTCAGTTGATCGATGCTGGTACGTTGTCGAATCTTCCAGCGGGATTCAAGGCCCGCGGCCTGCGGATCAGGGATGACGATGAGCCTTTACAGCCGGGTGAATTTAGGGATGTTGACGCTCCGGGTGGTGCTATTCGTGACAGTTTGATGCCTTTACCGTTTAAGGGGCCGGATCAGACGTTGTTCCAGTTGTTGGGTTTTGTTGTACAGGCTGGTCAGCGGTTCGCTACGATTACGGATATGAAGGTTGGCGACGGCAATGAGAACGCGGCTGTTGGCACTACGGTTGCGATGTTGGAGCAGGGTTCTCGTGTAATGAGTGCTGTACACAAGCGTTTACATTATGCGATGCGTCAGGAGTTCAAGATACTTGCGCGTGTTATGGGTGAGAGTTTACCTGCTGAGTATCCTTATAGTGTTGCTGGCGCGGATCAGACGGTTATGGCGACTGATTTTGATGAGCGAGTTGACATTATTCCTGTGTCTAATCCGAATGCGTTTAGTCAGTCTCAGCGTATTCTTTTGGCTCAGACGAAGTTGCAGTTAGCCACTCAGGCTCCTGAGATGCACAACATGCACGAGGTTTTCCGGGACATGTACGAGGCGTTGGGTGTTACGGACGTTGATCGTTTAATGAAGTCGGTTCCTAACGAGGAGGCTATTCCTTTGGACCCGGCGCAGGAGAACATCAACGCGTTGGACAACATAAAGATGCAGGCGTTTTCTGGTCAGAACCATCAGGCACACATTATGGCTCACTTGGTTTTTGGTGCGAGTGCTATGGTTGGACAGTTACCTCCTATTGCGATGGCTTTGCAAAAGCACATCATGGAGCATGTTAAGATTGGCTCTGAGGAGCAGGCGATGACTCAGATGCAGCAAGCTGGTCCGATGGCTGCGGAACAGCAGGAGATGCAGTATCAGACTATGGTTGCGCAGTTTGTTTCGGAGGGCATGCAGCAGGTTAAGCAGTTGTCTGGACAAGTGTCTGGTCAGGGCCCTGATCCTTTGATAGAGTTAAAGGGGAAGGAACTGGAGATCAAGGCTCAGTCCGAGCAGGCGGATGCGCAGGTAGATCAAGCGAAATTACAGCTTGACGCCCAGAATCAGCAGATGCGCGGCGAGCAATTCCAGCAGCGCCTTGCGAGCCAAGAGGCTCAGACGGACAAACGGATTGACAGCGCTATGCAGCGTGAGTTGTTAAAACAGAGAGGACAGAATAATGGCTAAAGTAAGAGTAAACGGAGCCCCTGCGGGTCCATCACCGAAGGCGGTTCCTTACGCTCAGATTGATAAGCAGGGTCGTATTCCTTATGGGAAGACTGCGGAAGTTAAGATTCCGGTCACTAATTCCTATGAACCTCATTCTGGCATGAAGCGCGGCACGGCCCGCGGCATGGGGGCGGCTACAAAGGGTGGCGGCTACTGGGAGTGCTAGTGCGTGGAGATGGACTCACTTTGGAACGTATTTTTGACGGCGTCTCTTGGCGGCTTGGGTTGGTGGATTAAATCCCAACACGAGGAGTTAAAGCGCGTCCAGATTCTTTTGAACCGGACGCGCGAAGAGATGGCAAAGGAGTATGTCACTAAGAGTGATAGCACTACTGTACTTGGACAAATAATGACAAAATTCGACCGGATTGAAGAAAAGATCGACCGCCTTATGGAGAGGTAAATGGATGGCTGTTCTCGAAACCATCATGGCGGCGAACGCAGCTTACGGCGTTATAAAGAAGTGCCTTGAAAATGGGCGTGAAGTTAAGGATATGGTGGGCCATGTTGGCAAGTTTCTATCCGCAGAAGACGATCTTAAAGACGCAGTAAAACGTAAAAAGAATAACCCATTAACTGCTATAACTGGCGGGTCAGAGGGAGATTGGGAAGAGTTCCAAGCCCTTGAAAAGATTCAAGAACAGCGCCGTGAACTGGAGTCTTGGTGCAGATTGTATGGTCCGCCGGGTACTTGGGACCGTTGGATAGCTTGGCAGGCTGAAGCGCGTAAAGCACGAAGGGCCGCACAAAAACAAAAACAAAAAGAACGTGAAGAGTTAGTCGAGATGCTGATGATGTGCATGGGTTGCATGTTTGCTGTTAGCGGTATGGCCGCGCTTGTTTATGCGATTGGTCGCTACATGGAGAAGTGGTAATGTGGTTCTTAATCTGGATGCAGTTTTTCAATAGTGACCTGAGATACCACCAGCTTTCTCAGCACGAAAACCAGATAGAATGTATGCAGGCTAGAGACGATGCTAAAGTTTTAGTTACAAGTTCGACAATTATGGTACAATGTTTTGAAGTAACATTCGGAGATAGCGATGACGATACGTCTAGATGAATGGAAAGTTCTGCCGCGTCTTATGATGCTGGTTACGACTATTATGTACATACGTTGCCTAGAGTGGGCGATGTCACAGCCGGACTTGTCTGTCAGTCAGGCGGGATTAATTTCAGTTGTGACCGGGGCTTTCACGGGAGCTTTTGGCATATGGATGGGCAAAGAGTCCACGACCACAGTAACATCGAACAAGGTTGTGCATGAAGAGAGGTACGACAAATGATACAGGCACTCATAGGTC